CGCTTCAAAAGTCCATCTTGCTGATAGCTTTCTTGATTTGGCTTCTACAACCTGCTTTAAGATCTGCACGTTCAATTTCTTACCTGCAGTACCTTCAAGTGTTGCTGTTGCGGCACCTTTTGCAGGATCACTGTCGTTACCTGAATAAGATGATGCAATCTTAAATGGTGATAATGCTTCGTCACCAGCTGTGATGTTTGTAGCACCACCTGATGTTGTGTCAGCATATCTCACTCTTAGTGTGTGGATTTGTCCAACTGGACCTGTCATTGGCTGTACACCAACTAATTCGTTGGCGATAACAGTTGGCATGACCCTTCTGATCACAGGCAAAATCACTCTGTTCAGAGTTGCTACGTTACCGGATGATGTTGCTCCAGCTGTTGCTTGCTCTGACAGGTATTTGCGTGTGTTTTCAAGGACCACATCCAATGATTTGGCTTTAGTACCTTCAACACCTTCCATGAGTGCTGATTTGGTTTCTTGCCATTTACTTTCTAGCAATTGCGATGTCATTTTTTTCTCCTATTTAATACCTGCTAATTTGCGGATGTTTATTACATCTTCGTCTTGTTGTTTTGCCTGTGTGCTTGCCTTGGATCTGTCGCCTGTGGTTATTGTTGTTGATTCGGATATAATTGTTGACTTTCTGGCATCTTTCATCACATGTGGAAGATACTTGTTGAAAGCTGTTTTTAAATTGTCTGTCTGCACTGTTTCTAACAGATTTGACATAACTTCTTTTTTGTCGCCTGACAGAGGCTGTAACATTTCGTTGAGGATCTTGTCTCTACGATGTCTTGATTCGATTTTGTTCTTTTCGATTCTTGTTGACTCGTACAGTTTTGATTTCTCTTCGATTTGTGCTTGGGCTTCTGCGAGTTGCTTCTGCATCTTGCGAACTTCTGAAGTCTCGTTTAGGTATGAAGACAGATACTCTGAAGCATATGCTTCAAATATCTTTCTACCAAAATTGTTTTCACGAGCAGTCTTGATGTCCTCTTTGAATTGAGTCATCTCTTTTGTGATGTTCTCACTGACCACTGCTTCAACAATTTTGCTTGCCTTCTTGATGAATGCACTTCTGATTTGGGCAAATTTTTCTTTTGCTTCTTTCACAAGTTTCACACGAGTTTCAACCACTGATCTCTTGTCTGTTTCAAACTCATTGAGTTCTTTAGCAAGAGATGAAGTCACAAATGACTCAAGAGTTTTGATCTGTTCTGCCATTTGTTTTCTGTCTTGTTGTAACTCTGCCATCTCGTTGGCAAGTTGTTTTGTGATGAACTTCTGTAGCATCTCCATGTGTGGTTTAACGCCTTTTTTGTACATCACTCTTTGTGCCGCTAATTGTTTTCTGTCTTCTACGAATTCAGCAATCTCTTTTTTGAGAGATTCATTAACAAGGCGGTCCATTGCTTCTACCATTACAGACTTGTCATGTTCATAACGCTTGGCAAACTCTTCCCTAACTTCTGTCTTTGCTTCTTCTTTGACTTCTGATAACTTGGAATCCCATGCTTCTTGAATTTCAGCACGAGTGTCTTCTGTTACCAGGTCTTTGTCAAGGAGTTGTTTGATAATGTCTAGCATGTTTAGTCTCCTTTAGCCTATTTTCAGATCCTTAATTAATCGGATCACTCCATCTTTTAGATGTCGCTGTGCTCTTGCATCCTCTTTGACTGCTTTGGCCACTTCCAATACCTTATGTCCATGCTTCATGTTGAGAAGACTTTCATAAATTGGAGTTGGATAAGCATTGGGAGCTGATGGTTGAGCCACCACATCCACAGTAATGATGTCAAAGTCGGACACATTACCACTTCCTTCGTCTACGTTGCCTGATCCCCTTGATGATACGCCTAATTTTACGCCTGATTGTAGCATTGTTTCTACAAGTTTACCCATCGGAGTGGGTAAAATTTTTAATTTGCCATATCCGTTTGGTCCATCCATCCACATTGATGTCAACATGTGTGACACTCTGTCAAGATTGATTTTTAAATCTTCTGGATGATCCACTTCGCCGAGGACTGATGAGCCCCCAGCGATTTGGTCGGATATTTTTTGCACTGCTTTGTTGATTTCGAAAGTAGGATACACTCTCTGGTTTGCGTTCTTTACGTTACCTTGAATACAAATACCCTTCATGTACAGATCCTTACCTTCGTTGGAAGACTCAACCACAACCTTTGCTTGGTCGAATGTCAAGTGTTCTGATAGTACTTGCATATCCTTTTTCCTTTACTTAGATGCCACAGGAGACTTGCCGTCTACTGATCCTTCTTTTTCCATTGCCTTTGGAGCCATATCTAACTTTTGTGATTTTGAACCACCTTGGTTTTTATATGTCTTGCCCATTGGCTTTGCAGTGTCACCTGTTAGTGCTTTGCCAACGCCGCCTTTTTCTTCAGCGCCTACACCCATTTGATGTGCTCTGGCATCGTTCACTGGTTTGTTCTTTGATGGCACAGGTGATTTCTTTTGATCTGCACCTGCTTCTTTGCCCATTTTTTCTGCACCATGGCCTGATTTGACCATTTCAGCATATTCTTTGACGATCGAATCAGCGTCTTTTGACTCTGTGTATGACTCTTCTGGAGCGTCTTCTTTGTCATCATCCATCATCTTTGCAAACTCGGCTTTTAGAGCATCAAGTTCTTTTTCTAATGGTTCAAACATTTCTTCAGCTTCGTCATCGTCACCATCCATTTCGTCTTCATCATCGCCTTCTTCATCTGGCATTTCCATGTCGTCCATGCCTTCTGCTTCTGCTTCGATGTCAGAAATTAGATCGTCTGTTGCGTCACCGCCGATTTCTTCGATTGTTTCGTCTGAGTATTCTGCAGGCTCTTCTGTTTCTTCAACTTCTTCGTCTGCTTCATCTTCGTTCATTTCTTTGTCGTCCTTTTTGGACTTCATTTTGTGCTTTGCTTCATCAACTTCATCACCCTCAACATTGTCGGATGATTCATCAGCTTCTGAAGTTTCCTCTTCCTCTGCTAAAATGCCTTCATAGATTTGACGTGATTTTTCCACTACAATTTCGTGAAAAACCTTTTCTGCCTCATCTTTCTGCTCATTTACTAACAGATCAAGGAGTTTTTCAAATTTTGACATGATTGTGTCTCCTTTTGTAACATATATTTAAGACAAAAGAGAAAAAGAACCTTTTTAAGACTCTTTTTTGGGCATTTTGGACAAATGCTCTTGGAACATACTGTATGTAATGTCGATCCAATTCTTTTTTTGTGCTAATTTAATGGGAGATTTTTGGTTATCTAACACCACATGGTAAAAATTCACTGCAGGATGGTTGGTGGTGTTGGTTATCATTTGATTGAGCCAATTGCCGAAGTATGTGCGATCAGAATTGGCCTTGCGATACCTATCTGTGCCCTTGTACATATTATTAAGTTTGCGTCCATCCTTTTCGCCACCCACTTGACCATCTTGAGTGAGTCCAAAAAAGTCCATGCCAAGGATGTAAATGGTTTGAAACTTCTTGTATTCCAGAGCAATGCGTGTTGCTGTGGGTCCTGAAGACCATCCCCAGTCTTTTTCAATGCGTTTGACCCTGGGATCTTTGACTCCACCACGTGGATATGACCACATTTCCAAGCGATCTGGCACATTGTGTTCGCAGATGTACTTGACTGTGGCAATGTCCACTGAGATCAATGCATCTGGCCAGAAATCTTCACGCAATGGCAACACATTCATGCCCATGACATAGCCACGATTTTTGAGTTGGTTGAGGTCGAAACCTCTGCGTGACTCACCGTTGGCAATGATAAAACACACATCCCCGCGGGGTTTATATGCTGTGTCCTTTGCAGGTATAGGTTCCTTGGGTAAATTATTGGCTGTTGGAGCAGGGCGTTTGACTTCTTGTTGTTTTTTTAATTGTTCCAGTGTGCCACGTGGGTCTTTAATCTGTTGAGGTGACAACCATGCACTCACTTGTCCAGTCTTGCCAAAACAAGTGACTGTTTGTTCGCCACGCATTACAGCTTCACAAGCTGCCATACGCCATTGTCTTCCTCTGCCTGCCATTGATGAAAGTAGTTATTTTATGCGAATTCGGCTGAGTCAGCAACTGATCCGCCATACATCTTTTGATACAGTTCTTGATTGGATCTTTTTTCTTCACGCCTTGCCTGCATGTGATGACGCAGTTGATTGATCATTTCAAGAGTTAGTCGAGATTTGCGTGTGTCTCCATCCATGTCGTATGAAGTTTTGTCTTTGTCTGTGTTGTATCTGGAGTCGTCCACAGCATTAAAAAATTCATTGAGTTGCATGTGTGTATTTACACTTCTAAGTCGGCTTCGCCTGTGCCTTCAGGAGCACCTTCTTCACCAGCAGTTTCATCGCCAAGTTCTGGTTCTTCTGGTGATGGTTCTGTTTGTCCGGCAATGTCAGCACCAATGCCACCGCCTGTGACTCCAACATTTCTCAAATCAGCACCTTTGACTGCATCGTCTTTGGCTTCACCCTTTTCTTCGGCCCACATCACTTGATTTTGTGCCATTTCTTCTTCTGAT